TGTTTTTATGTGTTGTTTTTATGTGTTGTTTTTATGTGTTGTTTTTATGTGTTGTTTTTATGTGTTGTTTTTATGTGTTGTTTTTATGTGTTGTTTTTATGTGTTGTTTTTATGTGTTGTTTTTATGCGTTGTTTTTTGTTTTTTGACAACAACAAACAACAAACATGTCATTTCATTGCCCACAGCCACAATACCGTCTTATCTATTAGTCCCGGCGGTCGCATGTTTTGAACCGCCCGAAACAGCTTCCCTAATTCTTTTTGTCCCATTGCATTCTCAAGACCCGCGTCTCGTTCTCCAGCGGCATTTATGTAGTTGTACCGTTCGTCATGCCACACTATTTTATTTCGGAGTGGTTTGCCATTTTTATAATATTTCCCATCTCCCGCAATCATGACCCGGTCCATAATGATATGTGTGATGCGATACATTATGATCATGCAGTGCTATTTATATTCTATTTGTGACTCTCTCATTTCGTTTTTTTGAATTCGTCCATTATGTCCATGTGCTTGAAAATGGTTTTGTTGGTTGCGCTGGGATATTTCGCATTCTTCGGTTTCAATTGGCTGATGCACTCCACATCGTTCGCAATTGCGGCCCACTCGTCGGGATGCCCCGTGCGCAAAAACGGGTGCGCGTCTTTCAAAATGACGAACAAGTTTTCGGTCAACTCCTCCACCTCATTGGTCCGTTCCGACTGTCGCATGTTGTCCCGAATCAGCGACTGCAACTGCTGCACAATGTCCAGGGTTTGAAATGTGGTGACAACCCCCTCCTTCATCAAATTGATGATGAACAGACTCATGGCGCGCCGCTTGTCATTCGTTTTGTTCACTTCGCAAAACCGCGTGTAATCCTTCTTCGCATCAGCGTGCTCTATGGTCTTGAACAGCGCCATGAATTGATCAAAATTGGATTGAAACACGTGCTTAAACACGGCGTCGTACTTGTGCAGCAGCTGGCGAAACAGGCGCGCATACACCGCCGAAAAAAAATGGTTGGAACTGGCCGTGTTGAAAATGGCAGCACCCACCGTGATCAAATGCGCAGTGTCGGGTTCGTCCTTCAGATCGTCAATGCGAGCGCACAGTGCGGCAAACACTTCCTCATACGTCTTGTCCGTGATTTTGTTCAGATCGGACCGGATGCCGTCCAAGTGCGCGTCAATGCCTTGCCGTTTTTTCAACTCCGTGGCCTGAAAACTGCGGATGGTTTCCCAGTCGTCTTCCGTTATTTCAGTGGAGGTGGCGCGGGGTTTCTTGCGTACCGATGTCGCTTCTTCTGGCTTGTCGCGTTTTGGAAACACGGGCGTCTTCACATACGACGGCGCACCCACCTGGTCTGCTATGCGCGAAATTAAATCTATCGTTTGCTGGGGCAACTCGCACTCAAACCCGTTCCATGTTATGGTTTCAAAATCGGATATGCTGTAAACGCGCGTGTCCGTTTGTGTCATTTGTGCGCTGCGTCTATTTGTATTTCGCGGGGTTTGTTTATATTCATTTCGTCTAAAATATTTTTATTTATTTTTCATTTTTTGGCGGTGTTTGCTGGGGGGTAACACAATTGATGCAATTGTGCAGAAACCAATTTAAATGCAAAGAGACATTCATATGCACACCACGCAAAATGGGCAACGACTGTTGGAATAAACTGACAATCACGTGCGAAAAATCAGCCGAAGAGTTGAATGACCTCATTGCAAATGAAATACAATACAAAAAAAATGATGAATACGATGAAACCGTTCACAACGAGCATGTCCGCGTCATTAAACGAGGAAACCGTGGCATTTGCGTGGACATGTACACAAAATGGAGGCCCGATTTTAAATGGTTGAGCGGGTTGTTGGACAAATACCCAAATTGCTGGGTTAAAAACGAATGGGACGAAGAAGGTGGATTGGCAGGAGTTTGGGTTGGGTTTGTCGGAGAAGACAATGAAAAACAAATACAGGAAATGCATTGGAGAGATTTATGCATGGAGGAAAAGGTGTATTTTTTTAAGGATGCACATTGCGCCACAGCTCAATGAACATAAAAAATTGACTGCGTTGTTGAGCCAACAACATGTTGCTTTGTCCGAACAACAAAAATGCAAAATTCAAGAAAAATTGTGCGCAACATGAACGGTTGGGCCAATAAAATAAAATAATTAAAAAATGGCTTAAATACACCGCTGCATTCTAATCCAGCGTACCCATTTAACATTATGACCGCACCCCCCACAACCACAACCACAACCACAACTGCACCCCACCCTCGGGAATTTGAGGCATGGGAAGACATACATGATTTGAACCCGCAGCTCATGCGCGGCATATACGGCTACGGCTTTGAGAAGCCCAGCCCCATTCAGCAGAAGTCCATTCTGTCCATCATTGACGGCCGAGACGTCATTGCCCAGGCGCAGTCGGGCAGCGGCAAGACCGGCGCATTCGCCACCGGCGCGCTGAACCGGGTGCGGCTGGACCTGAAGCAGCCGCAGGCGCTGATCATTGCGCCCACGCGCGAGCTGGCCAAGCAGATTCACGACGTGATAAAGGACCTGGGGTCGCAAATGACCGGGCTCAACGTGCAGCTCCTCATTGGTGGAACCTCCACGGAGGACGACGTGTCCGACTTGAAGGCCAACGGGCCGCAGGTCATCATCGGTTGCCCCGGCCGGGTGCACGACATCCTGCGCCGTCAGCCCGCCATCGGCCGCGGCATGCAGATGCTGATTTTGGACGAAGCCGACGAGATGCTGTCGGCGGGATTCAACGAGCAAATTTACAATATTTTCCAGCAGCTGAACACGAACGTGCAGGTGTGCTTGTTCAGCGCCACGATGCCGCCCGAGCTGCACTCGCTGTCCGACAAGTTCATGCGCGATCCGGTGCGCATTCTGGTGAAGAGCGAGATGCTCACGCTGGAGGGCATCAGCCAATTCCACGTGGCGTTGGAGACGGACCACGACAAGTACGCCACGCTGAAGGACCTGTTCACGCGCATTTCCGTGTCGCAGTGCATCATTTACTGCAACAGCATTCGCCGCGTCAGCGATTTGGCGGAGGCCATGATGAACGACGGGTTTCCCGTGTGCTGCATTCACAGCGGCATGGAGAAGGACGTGCGCGACAAGGCGTACCAGGAGTTTCGCAGCGGGGCGCATCGCGTGCTCATTTCCTCCAACGTGACGGCGCGCGGCATTGACATTCAGCAGGTGAGCACGGTGATCAACTTTGACATGCCGCGCGACGTGCACACGTATTTGCACCGCATCGGGCGCTCGGGACGCTGGGGTCGCAAGGGCAGCGGTGTCAATTTTGTCACGCGCCGCGATTTCCGCAAACTGAAGGAGATTGAGTCGTATTATGGCACGGCCATTCCGGAACTTCCCGCCAATTTCGGGCTGTTGAATTGAAATATTTGCAAGATTGTGAAAAATGCCCGGTTTAATGGAAAATAAACATTGTGTCATTGTATAATGTATATCATTTCAGGTGCGAGCTTCCATGTCATTGTCATCTCTTTTTTCGTCTATATATTCGTCAACTTTTTTGAGAACATGATTCACTACAACATTGGTAGATTTAGCAACAAAGAAACAAAACTTGAACTACCAAGCAAACAGGATTTTGCAAAAATAGCGATAGTAATGGGCGCATTCGCTTTGCTGCAAGGGTTGTTGACAAATTATTTTAATAACCATGTTGACAAATCCTTCAAAATATAATTAAATTCATTTAATATACATTGAATTTAATTACTTATCCATGATTTTTTTACCGTTTGTGCCGCTCATCACCGTGCTAACAAGCATGTTTGTTATCACGTCTGTTAAATGCAATGATTTTGAATGTGCCGACTTGGTGCAGGACAGCCTGGAATGCGACGCGTGTTGGTGCTACGAAGAGGGGGGATGCGGGTGTTTTTGCTGCACCGTGTGTCATGATCATGACCACCACCCATGACACCCATGACACCCATGACCATGACGATTACTACGATGATTCAAGTGATTCATTTCATGCCTACGCCAAAAAATCGTGAAACTGTTTTTCAACGTACATGGGCAGCAGCTGCGGGTTGTACAAATAGCAGTTGCACTTGCCGTCCGCGTGATAACTGCCGTAGCGATTGCCCCCGCCGCAGTTGCAGTATCCGGGTGCGGGCTGCATCGGGTCCGGAGTAAACATGCACCAATCTTTCGGGTATCCTTGTTCCACGCACGCCGACCAGTTTTCGTACCCTTCCGCACGAAATGTGTGCGCCTGTTTGTAATTGTAATGCACGATGTAATAAATCATCATGACAAATAATCCCCATTTCATGTAAGTTTGCATTTTTTTTATGTAAATATTTTATTTTTATTCGTCACATTGTGCAATTTGCATCAATCCATAATGTTCCTATTCATGTTCATGTCATGTTATCAATTTGAAAATTTGTTTCAATGTGTTGTTTTTTTTCGTTTTTTTCTTTTTTTTCTTCTTCGTTTTTTTTGTGTCGGCAATTGCAATTGGTGTGCTGTTGCTTTTATTAGGAGAACAACTCCCTTGGGAACTCATCCGTGTGGGCGTGGGTGTGGGTGTGGGGGTTTTGTCAGTTGTTGTGGGGGTTTTTTTTGCATTGGGCGACCGTTTCACGGTCAGTTTGTGGGTTTTAGCGTCATACGTGTGATCAAAATACTCCATCGGCGAATACTTCAAGAACCATTCCTCATATTCAGGATCTTCGCGTTTTAATTTTTGATATTTTTCGGACTTTTTAGCCTTAACGTCGTCCAGCGTCTCCTGCTTGCCGTAGCACGTTGCGCCGAAGCGTTGCAACAGCCCCGTCTGTTTCAGCCGGTTGCGCTGCTGAATGTCATGCAAATACTTGCACATGCACAAAATGCGCGCCACATCATAGTACGGCTTGTCCGTGTAAAGCATGGCCAAATACAGACTCAGCATGGTGTCCATGCTGGCAATCCGCACCCGTTTTTTTCCCACTTGAATGACGTTGTAACTGTGACACGCCACCGGTTTGTAAATGAAGGCCACCGGGTTGCGCTTGTTCCCCACCGCAATCTCGTAATGCTCCGGCACAATCTCGCCAATGCCCGAGTGTTTGATCACAGCCACCCCCTTAAAGTTGTTGTCTTCCAACCGTTCTTTGATTTTGCGAGCGCTGGTCTCGGGATCCATGGACAGCACGTCAAAGTGCGGAATTTGCGCAAACATTGCTTTCTCGTGTTTCGGCAGGTACCGCGCATAATGCGAAATGGCATACCCCCCGAAAAACACCAGGTCCTCATCTATGCACGAATTGCGCACCGTGCGAAACAGACGCACTTCTTTGTCATCATTCGCATCAATCGCATCATTCGCATCAATCGCATCCGCAGTTGGACTTGGACCACCATGGCCATGGCCATGGCCATGCCCGCTGTATTTCAAATGCTTGTGCATGTGCTTCTGCTTCGGCGTTTGGAACGGCAGCATCAGCTCATTGGGAGTGCAGTTCTCCGCCTTCAGCGGATGGTGCTTGTTTAATAACGCCAGCCGCGTGCTCACCTTTTCCCAGCGGGACACGTCCCCCTCGGGGCGCGACAGCTCCAAATACATGCCCATGCGCAGCAGGTTCGGCGGCGCATACAGGATGCCGTCCACTTTGATTGCCTCCGCCCGAATGTTCTTGAACAGCGTCGGGTCCAGCTGCGTGATGTCCGCAATCCCCACGAAATTTACGAATACTTTGTAAGTGCCATGGTGCATGCCCGACTTTGCCTCAACTTCCGAAAATCCGTTCTCGTAAAACTCGTCGGCTAGATCCTTCGCGTGCTCCAGCGCGTTCGGCGAATAGAAATCGTAATCCGGTATCTCCGTTTTTTTGTCGTAGAACTGCGCCATCTCCGGCAAAATGTTGTTGATGGCCGTCCCACCATAGCACACCAATTTGTTCTTCTTTATGAAATTCTCCAATATGGCAATGATGTCCTTCATTTTAGGGTCGCTCGTTTTTTTGGCGCCAATCTTGGCTTCAATGGTTTCAACCGCCTGCTTCACCAGGTCTTGTTCCAAATCATCCAATGTTTTCAGATGATTATGATTGCTCATGATTTGCAATTATGAATTGCTATACATTTTTCATGATATAAATAAATTTTTAATAATTTGATAAAATAAGACAATACGACATCAACACAGAGGCAAATGGATATTGTTTATAGTTCGACAACATTGCTTAATATAAAACGATTGACGGTTGTAAATGGGAACGCATGTTATAAAATTGAAGTTAAAGACAAAGACAAAGAACGTCCGTGTAAACACAAGTTTGTGTGTACGCTGCAATCCACCAAGTTCATCGCCATGATACATGACAGGGTCAAATAAACATAAGAAATGTTAATGTGCATTCGGCAAATGTAATGCATTTAGGACAAGAGACGTGATGGCTGTGGATGCGAGCAAAAAGAACGCCGCGCTAAACACAATGGTGCGATCAAACGCGGTGAACGGCTCCGGTTTGATCCACGGATTGAACCGCACTAGCAAGAACACGATTATGAAATACTTCAACACATTGTTAAGTGTGCTTAAATAAGCGGGGGCCACCGTTGCAATCCCCAGTAGCGCTATTGCATAAATTCCGTACCAGGCATACAGCGCACCGTAGTAAAAATGCTGAATCCATTCTTCCCAATTCATTCGTTTTATTTTTTGATGCATTTGGGTTAAACCGCCGCCATGATGCATTTTATATTTGTGGGGTGCGTTGAGTTACTGATCGCGTTTAATAGTTGGTTATATTATTTATTGGTATTGTATCAAGTGCAAATCAATTCAACATTCAACACAATGAACCTGGAACTCTCCAAGTTTGACATGCGCTCCATCAGCTTTAGGCCGGATGAAAACAAGGGCCCCGTCATCGTGCTCATCGGCCGCCGTGACACCGGCAAAAGTTTCCTCGTCCAGGACCTCATGTTCCACCACCAGGACATCCCCATCGGCACCGTCATCTCCGGCACCGAAGCCGGCAACGGCTTCTTCGCCGCCCACGTCCCCAAGCTCTTCATCCACGACGCCTACAACACCGCCATCATTGAAAACATCCTCAAGCGCCAAAAGGCCGTCCTCAAGCAAATGAAAAAGGAGATTGAAACTTATAAGCGCTCCACCATTGACCCCCGCACCTTCGTCGTCCTGGACGACTGCCTCTACGACAACAAATGGACCAAGGACGTCATGATGCGCCTCCTTTTCATGAACGGACGTCATTGGAAGATCATGTTAGTCATCACAATGCAATATCCTCTCGGTATTCCGCCCAATTTGCGCACGAATATTGATTACGTGTTTATCCTGCGCGAACCCTACATTGCCAATCGCAAACGCATCTACGAGAACTACGCGGGCATGTTCCCCACGTTTGAGAGCTTCTGCCAGGTGATGGACCAGTGCACCGAGAAT